CCATCGTTAGGTATACCAGCAGCGAATTCTAATTCAGAATAATCGTATGCACTTTTAATATTAGGAATAGAACTTTTTAAAACACCTTGTATAGTTTTTAAATCATTTGGACTATTAATGGATTTAAGAATATCTGTAATTTGTAAAGTATATTTAGAATTGTAAATGTCCTGAATATTGACGCCACTATTTGTTAATTTACTTGTTAAATCTCCTATAGCACCTAATCCAGAATTTAATAAGTGTTTAGCTACGGAATTAACTGTTCCAAATTGACCACTTCGTATTTCATTGACCATGGTGCCAACATTAATTAGTGCCTGTCGTAAACAATTACCTTTTTGATAATTTACATAACCTTGAGTAATTAATTCTTGATAAGTTTTGTAACCATAATATTCTAAATTTTTATCTTGGGCGTTATTGGTTGCTATCACATATTCGTTGGCTGTAACTAACCACCCCAACATTTGAGTAAAGGCAGATATAAAATGATATATGTTGAAAAAATTACTGCCAGATAATCTGGTCATTTGAAGATCAATGTAATATAGTGCATTTCCTGGAGTTTCCACAAATCTGGCAGGCATCACTCCTGTTAACGCAGGTATTGCACTGTCATTTCCAAAAGTTGTACCAGAAGGATGTCGCCAATATTCTCTCAGATATCCAGTTAGAAAAGGTTGAATTCTACTCATGGGGCTACCATTTTCATCTACCCCATAAGAAGGATCACTGACATAATTATAATACCCAGTTCCTATTTGCATAGCAACAATATTACCGTGTGCACTTAAAGTACCATTGTACACTGAAGACTGACTATTCACATATGAAGATATTTCCAAAGAACCTTGATTGCTAAATTGTAAAGAATAAGGACTTATACTCAATAACGGATTTGTAGGTCCGGGGTAAGTTAGCCCTCCTGTATCTAAAAAATTAGCCATAATTATGTCATACCTTGAATATACATAGGCCTATTATTTCCAAACAAATCAGTTTGAATTTCCTCAAAAGATTTATTAGCATCAACATCTGTTATTGTTGTAAGTGCCTGCTGTTGCAAATAGTTGTACAATGCACTGTTAGTTGTATCAGTAGGCAATGCGTAAGCAGAAACTACATTTGCATACACAGGATCTGGTCTATTTACTCCATTAACAGGATTACTTGCTGGACCATCAATTCCGCCAGTTGCCCATGGGCCGCCTGCTCCATCTGCACTTGATCCACCTCGAACTAATTGATCCGGGCTACAGCGCCAAAACTCATTGTCTGGAAACAAGTTACTGACCTTACCTTTATACATTAAATCATATCTATCTGTATCATCTGGACCACAGTCTGGTTTAGGCTCGATGGTATAAACATCATCTCCTCTTGTAACAATAGGTCCCGATCCTCCTATTACTGAGGAATTCACTACCCCACTGTCTGCAAAAGTTTTTAAGGCTTGCAACCAATCTCTATTGACAAAAAATGGAGACTGTTGTCCTTGTTGAACATAATATAACAACGCCAATTGTAATGGACTTAGCCCTGATATTTCATTTACTGGAGGTGTTTGAAACCCTTTATATTGTTGTGGTATAAATGTAGCCATTATCGTTGTATTGTATTTAAAATTAAACCTTGCCCGACTCGGCCTACAACATTATCTAAGGGTGCAAAAAAATTATTTACAGAATTAGAAATGTCAAAAACTCCTGACAAATCTCCTGCTAGTTCGGACCCTTCAATACTAAAAGCATCACTGTTTCCTAATGCGCCTAAAGCCATACCTACCACTACACCTAAAAGCCCCCCGCCACCCATGCTAAGTACATCACTACTTGCAGTAGTGACGCCGTGCCCACAAATCCCTTTTCCGCCTTTAGTAATAGGTATTTGCCCTTCGATTTCTAGTCCACCGTCGAAATCAAATGCAATACCAAAACAATGTAAAAATTTTTTCGGACTACAAGGAGGATGTGGGGTATAAAAAATACCTGTCAAGGCCACTGGTCTACCATTAACCGTGACCGTAGAGGAGGAATTTCCTACTAAAATTCCTCCTGGGCCTAGTATATCCCCTACTCGAGCCAATCCACCTGCCATACTGATCCTTAAATTATTACAGGACCCTTGCTTACTGTTTGAATTCCAGTGGTAGTTTGCAAATAATGATCCTGCATTTGTTTAATAGTCAACGAATGAAACATGACATGTTGTCTACTAATTTCTACATCAGTATTTATATCGGCAGAAATTAGGCTTTGCATCAATCCAATTCCTTGGGGTCCTGGCATTAAGGTGCAGGGTCGAGATACTGCCCACCCGTCTGCAGTCACTGATGAAATTTTTGCTACAACTTCGTCGCCATTAACCATTTTAAAAGCCACGATGTCGTCTTTTTGATACTGTTTATTAAATAGCATTTAGTTTTTCCTTTAATTGATCTTCAGTTAAATTTGATAGTCCTTGGAAACCACCTTCTACAAATAGTTTTCCGTTTTTATAAATTTGAGGTACAGTACGATGACCCTGACCTAAAATAAATTCTTTTGCATCTACATTTTCATCGATTTTAATTTCTTGAAACTCAATATTTTTATTTTTTAGTAAATTTTTTGCTTGAACACAAAATGGGCAATTGTTTTTCGAATACACAGTTAACATTATAATGTAAATCCTTTGAATGTGTTTGTATCGACATCTTGTTTAGTTCCGCCGATTACATAACTACTTATTTCTGTTTCCTGGGGAGCAACTTGAACTTCTGCACCTGCTATCCATTTAGCAGTCCATGGCAGCGGATTACTACCGGGTTTCATACCACAATTCAATCCTACTGCAGTCATGCGTTTACAAGTTAACCAATCAACATACTCACACAATAGTTGTTTGTTTAGTCCTATCATGCTTCCATCTTTAAACAAATATTCTGCCCAATCTTTTTCTTGTTGTGCTGCATCCAAAAACATACGTTCACATTCTGCTTTAGTTTGTTCTTTTATTTTAGCAATATCTGGATCATCTTGTGGCAATAATTTAATTAACATCTGTGTGCTACCAAGATGAACATTTTCATCTCTTGCAATTAATTTAATAGTTTTAGCATTGCCTTCCATCTTTTTTAGTTCAGCAAATGCCCAACTACATGCAAAACTAACATAAAAACGAATACCTTCTAGTGCATTCACACTGTTAATTGCTAACCATAGTTTCTTTTTTAATTCATACAAATCGATTGTAATTGTTTTATCATTTACAACATGAGTTCCTGGACCTAACAAGCGATACCATGTACCATATTCAATAACATCATCATAATATTTGCTGATGTCACGTGCACAGTTAACAATAGGTTCAATCTCTAGCAGATGATCAAAAACTTCACTGGGGTCAGCATAGACATTACGAATGATATGTGTATAACTACGACTGTGAATAGTTTCGTTAAATGCCCAAGTTTCGATCCATGTTTCTAATTCGGGAATTGTGGCCAAAGGCAAAAAGGCAAGATTAGGACTTCGTCCTTGAACACTGTCTAATAGAATTTGTCTTTTTAGATTACTAGTAAAGATGTGTTTTTCGAATGGTGTAAGTTCTTTAAAATCTTTGGCATCTCGAAGTAGATCTACTTCTTCAGGTCTCCAAAAAAAGCCTAATTGTTTGTCAGTGAGTTTATCAAACTGTCTATATTTTAATGTTTCATATCTCTGGATATTGACAGAGCCACTGGGATCTAAAAATGCTAACGCATCGGTATGTTTCTTTTTATTACTAATATTAAATACACTCATCGCTGTTCCTTAAATAACACAACTGTCACAATCTTCTTGATTTACTTCTTGTACTGTTTCGGGCTGTTTGGCTGATAATTTTTCAACATCAATTTCTCCCTGACCGTCCATGGTATTAAAATAGTAAAGTTGTTTAGTACCATACTTATAACACATTAACAGATGCCTTAGCATTTCGCTCATTGGAATTTTTTCATCTTCATAATGATGAGGATTATAAGATGTATTGACACTGATACCTTGGTCAATATATTTTTGTAAGACAGCACATAATTTTAAATAACCCTCTGGAGTTTTTTGGTCCCATAGTAATTCGTACTTGTTTTTTAATTTACGATACTCTGGCACAACTTGCTTCAAAACTCCATGCTTGCTTTGTTTAACAGATACATAACTTCTGGGCGGTTCAATCCCATTAGTGCTATTACTAATCTGAGCACTGGTTTCTGCAGGCATCAATGCCATTAAGGTAGCATTACGTTGTCCATATCTCATAGCATCCAGTCTGAGAGTTTCCCAATCCATTCTTTCGACGTGTGATACCAGTTCATCAACTTCTTTTTTCCTGGTATCAATTGGCAAAATTCCATTAGCGGATTTTAAATCTTTCCACCTTGTGCAAGGGCCTTGTTCTTTGGCTAGATCAACACTGGCCTTGATCAAGTAATAACTCCATGCTTCTGCGTATTCGTCAACTAGTGCCAAGGCTCGGGGATCACTATAACTTACATCGTGTTTTGCTAAAAAGTAGGCAAAGTTTATAATGCCAATACCTAAAGGTCTAAACTCCTCAGTTGCAAATTTAGCAGCAATAACAGGATAGTGTTGATAAGACAGTAATGCATCTAATCCTCTTACTGCCAGAGTGCACATACGTTCAAAATCTTTTGTTGACTTTACATTGCCCCAGTTTGTGGCACTCAAAGTACAAAGAGCAATTCTTCCGTCTGGATCACTGATATCATTTAGAGGCTGAGTTGGCAGATCAATTTCACAACATAGATTGCTCATTTTAATTGGAGCAATATGTTCGTTGAATGGGCTGTGTGTATTTGCATGATCGACATTTTGTAAATACACTCTACCAGTATCCTTTCTTTCTTGCATGAACTTACTAAACAAATCTATTGCCTTGTAAGTCTTTTTTCGTAGTTTGGTATTTCGTTCTGCACGTTCGTATAGATCTTTAAATTTATCTTGATCGTTGAAAAATGCTTCATACATTTCAGGCACATCATTGGGACTAAAACACGTAATATCACCGCCAGACACTAACCTTTCGTACATGAGTTTGTTAAACTGTACACCATAGTCCATATGGCGCACACGATTGTCTTCTGTGCCTTTATTATTTTTAAGCACCAGTAAATCCTCAACTTCTAAGTGCCAAATCGGATAATACAAAGTTGCAGCACCATTACGCACACCGCCTTGGCTACAACTACGGGTAGCACTTTGAAAATGTTTATAAAAAGGAATTACACCAGTGTGATAAGCATCACCATTACGTATAGGACTGCCTAGAGCGCGAATACGACCAGCCCCAATTCCAATGCCAGCTTTTTGACTGACATACCTAACAATGCTACCAGCAGTAGCATTGATACTATCAAGGCTGTCATCTG